CATTTTTAAACGCTGATAGCATTTACGAAGAAGTAGAAGGTGAAGCTGGAGTACAGCTTACTCTTGAAGAAGACCAACAAAGAAATCTTATTGGTATTATTAAAGGACGTTATGCTCAAGCTGAAGATGCTAGACAAACTGACGAAACTCGTTGGTTAAAAGCATATGAAAACTATAGAGGTCTTTATGCTAAAGGTGTTAAATTTAGAGAATCAGAAAAGTCTAGAGTATTTGTAAAAGTTACTAAGACTAAAGTACTAGCAGCTTTTGGACAACTTGTTGATGTTATCTTTGGTACAGGCAAATTCCCAATAGGTATTGCTGAAACTAAAATACCTGAAGGTGAAACAGACTATGCACATCTTGATGCTTCTAACCCAGCACCAAGTATTGAAACCTCTAAAGCAGAAATACCTGATGACATAGGTAATAGAAAGTTAGACAACCCTTATGATATAGGTTATGAAGGAGATGGTAGAACTTTAAAACCCGGTGCAAGTTTTTATAAAGGTATTTTTGAAGATAGTCTTGAAGACCAAGCTGAAGAAGCTGGTATACTTGTAGATGGTACTAGTCCTGACCCACAAAAGATTGAAGTATCTCCTGCACAAAGAGCTGCAAGAAGAATGGAAAAGCTTATACACGACCAAATAGAAGAGTCAAATGGTAATGCTGAAATAAGAAATGCTCTTTTAGAATCTGCTTTATTAGGCACAGGGATTGTAAAAGGACCATTTAACTTTAACAAAAAACTTCACAAGTGGGATACAATTGAAAACGGAGAAAGAGTTTATAACCCTTTAGAAGTTAGAGTACCTAGAATTGAGTTTGTTAGTTGTTGGGATTTCTACCCAGACCCTAACGCTACTAACATGGAAGAATGTGAATATGTAATACATAGACACAAAATGAACAGAAGTCAACTAAGACAGTTAAGGAATATGCCTTACTTTGATGACGATGCAATACGTAACGCAATTCAAATGGGTGCTAATTACGTAGAGAAAGATTTTGAAAGCCAGTTAAAAGACGATGCTAGAAGTGACGAAGACATAAACAGTAGTTACGAAGTTTTAGAATACTGGGGAATGATGGATGCAGAGTATGCACGAGAAGTAGGTATTGACTTACCCGACAGCGTTGATGACCTAGATGAAGTACAAGTAAACATATGGACATGTGGTACTTACTTGTTAAGGGCAGTCCTAAATCCATTTACTCCATATAGAATACCATACAATGCTTTCCCATACGAAAGAAATCCTTATAACTTTTTTGGTATTGGTGTAGCAGAGAACATGGATGATTCTCAACAGATTATGAACGGTCATGCAAGAATGGCTATAGATAACTTAGCAATGTCTGGTTCTCTAGTGTTTGATGTAGATGAGTCTGCCTTAGTAGGTGGACAATCAATGGAAATATATCCGGGCAAAGTCTTTAGAAGACAAGCTGGAATGCCCGGACAAGCTATACACGGTTTGAAGTTTCCTAATACATCACAAGAAAACTTAATGATGTTTGATAAGTTTAGACAACTTGCAGATGAACAAACAGGTATACCTAGTTATTCACACGGACAAACAGGTGTTCAAAGTATGACAAGGACTGCTTCAGGAATGTCAATGTTAATGGGAGCATCTAGTTTAAATATTAAAACAGTCATAAAGAATCTTGATGACTTTTTATTAAAGCCACTAGGGGAGTCTTACTTCCAGTGGAACATGCAATTCTTAGAAGATGAGTTGGATGTTAAAGGTGATTTAGAAGTTAAGGCTACTGGAACAAATAGCTTGATGCAGAAAGAAGTTAGAAGTCAAAGACTTACGATGTTCTTACAAACTGCACAAAGTCCTGCTATTGCTCCGTTTGTTAAGATTTCTAAACTCGTAAGTGAACTTGCCTATAGCTTAGACTTAGACCCTGATGAAATACTCAACGACCCTGAAGAAGCAGCTATCATGGCACAAATAATAGGAATGCAGAATGCTGGACAAACAAATGGCGAAGAAGCTCAACCCACTAGTCAACAGCCCTCAATGGGAGGACCTGAAGGAATACCTCAACAGCCTCAAGAACTTGGAGCTACAGGCACTGGTGGTGGCAACATCGGAACAGGAAATGTACCGGTTGCAGGGGAAACTGAATTTACTGGGACGCCTAGAGCAGATGGACCTACAGGTTAAAGAAGCAATTACACGTAAAGAGGAAATATAATGTTATTACAAGACGATAGACAAAAATATGGTACTGGTAAACTAGTTGTAAAAAGTTATCAAGCACTTAAAAAAAAATATGAAAACCATGTAAAAAATGTTGTTGAAGACTACGGTGATGAGTTTAAAATAAGCAATGCTCCGTCAAAAACAAGAGAAGTTACTCCTGAAGAAGCTAAACAAATTTTAAAAGTAGTTGATAACTATGAAATACCTTTTGGAGGCACAGAAGGTACATTAGATAGATTGTTTCAGTATGAGTTAGAAATGGTTGCTGCTGGTAAAAAACCACAAAAATTAAATCATTGGTGGTTTGCTGTAGACGATTCTACGGATGATTATGTTAATAGTTTAACTCCTGATGAAGGACTTTTTTTAGCACTTGATTTTTCAAAAAAATCTCAGAAACCAGTAAAAAATAAAAAAAGGAAAGGTGGCATGTTACAAGACGATAGACAAAAATATGGAATAGGTGGAGCTATACTTAAGATAGCTTCAAAGTTTAAAAAGAAAGCAGAAGTTAAAGCTAATAAAGAAATAGACGAAAGTACTAGACAGATGAAGCTAGACAACTTAGATTCTTTTGATTTTGAAGAAGCAGCTACTATGTTTAACGCTGGAGATATTTCTTTAGCTGATGTTAATAAAAATTTAAAAGCTGCTGGTTATCCTACAAGGGACGTTGAAGAGTTTGTTTATATTTTAAGTGATATGAAAGGAAAAAGTCCTTCTGCTTTAATTAAAGAACGTAAAGAAATTATAAAAAAACAAGATGAAAAAGCTCAGAAAAATAGAAATCCTGATAATATGACAGATGAAGAGCTAGAAAAAGAATATGATAGACTAGCTGATGAGTTTGCTATAGATAATAGCAGGTTTGAAAAGAAAAGGGGTGGTTTGTTATCTGATGATAGATATGGTATGAATGAAGGTGGTATGCTATCAGATGATGATATGGAAAATAACTATACAAGATTTATAATGGATGAAGCATTGAATGAAGAAGAAGAAGATATGCTTGTAACCAAACTAGAACAAGATAAAGAACTACAGATGTTATTTGATAAAGTAATAGATGTAGCTCAAGAATTTGCTGGGAACGGACCTGTTGAAGGACCGGGAACAGGAGTCTCTGATGACATACCTGCAAGGTTGTCTGACGGAGAATTTGTCTTTACTGCAAAAGCTGTAGAAGAAATCGGAGAAGACACTTTAATGTCTATGATGAAAGACGCTGAAGCTGCTGCAGATAAAAGACAAGGTTTAGCTGAAGGTGGAATGCTAGAAGAAACAAAGACTAAAAATTTATTAACTCAATCAGGAATTGTTCAAGATGATACTATTGCTGAAGATGAGTTGAAAAAAAGAATGGTACAAGGTTCTTCGAGTTACGTAAGAAGCTAAACAAATAACGGTAAAGCTACCTGAATTAATTAATCAGCCCTTTATCATTTTAATAACCGAAAGGCTACCTTTACAAACAAGCCCTCTAGTCGACATAGAGCTACCTTGTGAAACAAGCCCTGAGTAGGAGAAAAGAAAATGACTAATACAGTCCAAAAAGAGGAAACGCCAAATCCTTATAACGCAAAGAAAGATTGGCATGGTGGAAAAGATAAACCTTTTATCTCATCAGAAAATATGTATTTTGAAGAGCCTTCTGAAAAGAATAAACTCTTTGATAGTAATGACATAACTGAAGTGAAAGCTGAAGGAAGTGTTAATGCTCAAGAACTGGAAACTAAAAAGGATACTCCTTATAAGAAACCAGACTATAAAAAAAGATACGATGATTTGAAAAAACATTATGATTCTAAACTTAATGAGTTTAAATCTAGAGAACAGGAACTAATAGACGAAGCTACTAAAAATAGACCAACCTATAAAGCTCCTAAATCTCCAGAAGACTTAGAACAATTTAAGAATGAGTATCCTGATGTTTATGATGTCGTAGAAACTGTTGCTCACATGCAAAGCGAATCTAAAGCAAAAGTTCTAGAAGAACGCCTTAGTAAACTCCAAGAACGTGAAAATCAGTTAGTACGACAAAGTGCAGAAAAAAGGTTAATGGAAAGACATCCTGATTTTGAAGATATTAAAAACAGTGATGACTTTCATGGTTGGGCTAAAGAGCAGCCGAAAGTTATTCAAGATTGGATATATTCAAATGCTGATGATGCTAACCTAGCTTCCCGTGCTTTAGATTTGTTTAAGAAAGATTTTGGTATTGATGCTCCAAAGGCTAAGTCATCTTCTAAACCGACTAGAAAATCTGCTGCAGATATGGTCTCCACTAAAACAACTAGTGTAGAGCCTACGCAACAGAAAATATGGTCAGAAAAAGAGATTACTGCAATGAGTGTTGCTGAGTTTGATAAATACGAAAGTGAAATATCAGATGCAATGCAAGAAGGCAGAATCATAAAATAAACTATAATTAACTAAAAGGAAAATAAAATGGCTCAATTTTTTCAAACTGGCTCTGACGGGTCAGCAACGAGTAACTTTGATGCAGGTACAGCCGGACAGACTAATAGTTTCTTTTTACCATCGGTTTACTCTAAAAAGGTTTTAAACTTCTTTAGAAAAGCCTCAGTGGTAGAAGCTATTACTAACACCGACTATGCTGGTGAAATATCTGCTTACGGAGACTCTGTAAAAATAATAAAAGAACCTGTAATTTCTGTGTCTGATTACACAAGAAATGCAGATACAAGTGCGACCCTATTAACCGACCAAGAAATATCTTTGGTTGTTGACAGTGCTAAAGCTTTCAAATTCATCGTAGATGATATCGAAAGCAACATGTCACATGTGAACTTCAAAGAAATTGCTTCTAGCTCAGCTGCATATGCTCTTAAAGATGCATACGATGCTGCTGTTATAGCAAAAATGTTTGCTGGTTGTTCCGCAGCTACACCTAATCATATTTTAGGTGCAGACAATGCTACAGCATTAGGTGCTGGTGTATTTGACGGAACTGGTTCTGTAGACTTAGGTCAAACTGGTGAAACAGACCCTCTAGACCTTATGGCTAGAATGGCAAGACTATTAGACGAACAGAATGTACCTGAAGAAGGTAGATGGTTCGTTGCTGGTCCTGACTTCTACGAGCAATTAGGACAGTCTGGGTCTAAACTTCTTTCTGTTGACTTTAACGCTGGTCAAGGTTCAATCAGAAATGGTTTAGTTTCAAGTGGAAAACTAAGAGGATTTGATATGTACAAATCAAACAATATTGCAGGTACATCTAATGCTACCGGTAAATGTTTGGCTGGTCATATGAGTTCTACTGCTACTGCTAACACTATCCTTTCAACAGAAGTGTTGAGAGACCCAACATCGTTTGGTGATATTGTTAGAGGCTTACATGTCTATGGATGTAAAGTTCTTAGAGATGAAGCTTTAGTATCAGCTTTCTACAAAATTGACTAATTGTCAAAACTCGGAGGAGTCTTCGGATTCCTCCACTATTTTTAAGGTAATAAAATGAAAAGCGTAAAACATTATAAAAGAGACGGTACATTACATAAAGGAGGCTCTCATAAAATGCCTAACGGAGATTTACATTCTGGCAAGACACATGGTAAGACCAGTGTAAAACTTTTTCATTTTAAAGATTTAAGTAAAAAAGCAAAGTTAAAAGCTAAAGGTACTAAATAATGGCTACAACATATCTTGACATAACTAACGAAGTACTAAGAGAACTCAATGAAGTTCCATTAACATCTGCAAACTTTACAAACGCTACAGGTATTCAAAAGTTTGTTAAAGATAGTGTAAACAAAGCAATCTTTGATATAGCCAACCAAGAACCCCAACTACCTTTCTTTGCTGCAGGAGCAAGTGGAGCTACAGACCCTTTCTATGGTAACGTAACTTCTGCTACTACAGCAGGAACTAGGTGGTACACTTTAAAGTCTGATAGTTCTAGTATTACTACAGACTATGCATCAATAGATTGGGATGACTTTTATGTCACAACTATTAATGTAAGTGGAGAAACAAGTCCTTATGTCTCTAAAGGCTTGAAGTTTCTTACACTTGATGATTGGAAAAGATACTACAGAGACAGTGAGAATGCAGACGATGCAGATACTCAGAACCATGGAGAACCTAGATTTGTTATTAAATCTCCAGACGCTAGAAAATTTGGATTAAGTCCAATACCTGATAAGGTTTATAATATACACTTTTATGCTTTTGTAAGACCAACTGCTTTATCGGCTTATGACGATACAATCGTTTTACCAGAGCAGTACAGTAACATAATAACAGCTAGAGTTCGTTATTATATTTGGCAGTTTAAAGAAAGCCCACAACAAGCAGCTTTCGCATTGGATGATTATAAGAAAGGAATGAAGTATATGAAATCAAACCTTATGAATCCAGCTCCTAAATATATGACTGACGATAGAACTTACTTTTAAAATATGGCACGTTCACAACCTTTTACCGTAGCATGTAGTGGTGGTTTAGTTAAATCATCTAACTCTATAGACTTGTTACGTACACCCGGAGTTGCTACAGTTTTACAAAACTTTGAATCCTCTACATCAGGAGGATATAGACGTATTAATGGCTATACAAAGTTTGGTGGAACTGACTCTACACAACCTACAGGAAGCACTACAAATATATTAGGTACGTTTCCATATGCAGATGGTGTAATAGTTTGTGCTAGTACTAATATTTATTTTAGTAACGATGGCATTAGTTGGTTACAGATAAACAAACTATCACATGGTAGTGGAGATAACTACACAACCTTTACAGGTAAAAGTGCTACAGCTAGAACTAATCAAGGTCAAATACAGTTTGCAATGTTTGAAGCAGCTACCCAAGATTACGGTACTGTTGTTATAGCAGACGGAGTAAATCAGCCTTGGACATTTAGAATGGAAGGAGCAGGTAATCTAAACACTAGAACATTCTTTACATCACAGATAACAGTGACAGGAAGTGAAGGCGTAAAATACATTACATCTCATGACCATCATTTAATTGCTGCAGGTGTAAGTGATAATGAAAACGTAATTTACTATAGTGCTATAAATGACTTCTCTACTTTTTCAGGAACAGGTGCAGGTGCTATAACTATATCAGACAGAATAGTAGGCATTAAAGGTTTCCGTGAAGATTTATTTATATTCTGTCAAAACAGTATTCATAAATTAGTAAACATAAACAATGTTGCTACTATTGCTGTAGTACCCGTAGCTGAAAACGTAGGTTGCTTAAGTGGTTACAGTATTCAAGAGATTGGTGGTGACTTAGTCTTCTTAGCTCCCGATGGTTTAAGAACTATTGCTGGTACATCAAGAATTGGTGACGTTGAGTTAGGTACAGTTAGTAAAGCAATTCAGCCTATTATAACAGAACTATCTGAGAATGTCAATGAGTTTATAATCAATAGTGTTGTATTAAGAGATAAATCACAATATAGATTATTTTATAGCGATACAGACTTGACAAATGCTTCACAGAGAGGTATAATAGGTACATTAAGACCAAACGGTTTTGAGTGGTCTGAAATCTTAGGTATAGAAGTTACAGCAATTAATTCAGGTTTTGATAATAATGGTATAGAAAAGTTTTATCATGGTGATACAGATGGTTATGTATATGTTCATGATGAAGGTAATGATTTTGATGGTAGTGCAGTAGATGCTAGATATCAAACACCTGACTATGATTATGGTGACTTTGGAACTTTAAAAACTTTACACTACGTTAAACTTTCAGTAGGTCCAGAAAACGAAGTACAACCTACTGTAAGAGTTAGATTTGATTATGACAGTAGTGATACACCACAACCCGAAGACTATATATTAGACAGCGTACCAGCTCCATCAATATTTGGTAGTTCCTTATTTGGTACTGCAAAGTTTGGAGCATCTGAACAGCCTTTAGTTAGGTTAGCATTACAAGGTAGTGGTTATTCTAATAGCTTTAGAGTACTAACAAACGATACAAACGCACCATACACAATAAACGGACTATACATAGATTACATTCCATCAGGTAGGAGATAAACACAATGGCAGGTTACACAAGACAAAGTACATTCGCAGATGGAGATACAATTACTTCTGCGTTATTTAACAATGAGTACAATCAACTTTTAAATGCATTCGGCAATACAAGTGGTCACAAACACGATGGCACTGCAAACGAAGGACCAGTAATAGGTTTAATTGGTGATGCAGGAATTGTTACACCACTTAACAAAGTTTTAATAGACAGCACAAACGACCATATAGAGTTTTGGATAGAAGTATCAAGTTCTTCTGTACAACAGTTATACATAGCAGATGGAGCTATAGTTCCTGTTACAGATAACGACATAGACCTAGGTACTAGCTCTTTACAATTCAAAGACCTTTACATAAACGGTACAGCTAATATAGATAGCTTAGTACTTGCAACGGGTTCTACCGTTACAGCAGTACTTGATGAAGATGACTTAAGTTCTAATAGTGCTACATCTTTAGTAACTCAACAATCTGTAAAAGCTTATATCGATGCTCAAGTCACTGCACAGGACTTAGATTTCTTAGGCGATAGTGGTGGTGCATTAAGCATTGACCTCGACTCAGAGAGCCTTACAATTGCTGGTGGGACTGGTTTAGCTACTGTAGGTTCAGGGAATACTATAACAGTTAATATAGATAGTACAGTAACAACTCTTACAGGCACACAAACTCTTACAAATAAAACACTTACAAGCCCAGACATTAATACTCCGGACATTGATGGTGGTACTATTGATGGTGCAACTATATCAACTTCAGATGTTACTGTAGGAGCTGGTAAAACTTTAAACGTCTCTGCAGGTACAATTACACTAGCAGATAATCAAATATCCGGTGACAAGGTTGAAGGTGGTACAATAGCTGCTACAACTATAACAGATTTAACATTTGGTAGTCTTAACGATGGCACAATAACTGCTACAGCTTTTGTTGATGAAGACAACATGGTATCTAATAGTGCAACTCTTATACCTACACAGCAGTCTGTAAAGGCTTATGTAGATACTACAGTTGCTGCAACTAATGAAGTTGTTGAAGATACAACTCCACAGCTCGGTGGTGATTTAGATTTAAACTCTAATGACATTACAGGTACAGGTAATATAAACATTACAGGTACTATTCAATCTTCAGGAAACATTACAGGCACACTAGCTACAGCAGCTCAACCTAATATTACAAGTGTTGGAACTTTATCAGCTCTTACAGTAGACGATATAACTATTAACGGTTCTACTATTTCAGATACTGGCAACCTAACACTAGACGTTGCAGGAGAAATAATTTTAGATGCAGATAGCACAGGAATTGTTCGATTTGAAGATGCAGGTACTGAGTTTGCTAGAATTTATGGCTCTAATAACAACTTAAATATTAAGTCTACTATTTCTAATGAAGATATATTATTTGTCGGAAATGACGGGGGCAGTGATGTAACAGCCCTTACCCTTGATATGAGTGCGGCAGGTGCAGCTACTTTTAACGCAGGTGCAAGTTTTGGCTCAGGCATAGACGTAACAGGAACAGTAACTACTGATGGTTTGACTGTTGATGGTACTGCTACTGCAACATCTTTTAATGGTTTTTTAGAAAGCGGAGTTACAGCAACTCCTACAAACTCTAATGCAGCAACTATTTACACAGCTTCAGGCAGTCATCCAGATTACGCTTCAACTGATTTAATTATTCAAGCAAGAAGTAGTGCTGCTCGTAGTATTTACATGCTTACTGGAACAACAACACCAGTTAATAGATTTAAAATTGATGGAAGTGGAGACATATCCTTCTACGAAGATACAGGCACAACTGCAGCTTTAT